TTATGGTAGTTCTAACTCGGAAAGCACATCCAGTACAACCACATGGTATCCATTTATATCATATGGTCCACATGGTGTAGAGAGTAATATTGATGTTGCTGCTGGTTATAACTCACAAGACTATCCTGGTTTAGATGGATATTCAAATAGAGGACCAGGAATTGATATTGTAGGTCTTGGTGCTAACACATGGACTTCGTATCCTAGTTCCACATATGGAACTTATAAGTGGGGAATGTTCTCTGGTACAAGTTGTGCTACTCCAACTGTGGTGGGAAAGGCAGCACTAGTCATGGAAGAATACTTCTGGTATAACAATGCTTGGCCAACTCCTGATCAGACTAAATCAATACTATTATCAAAAGCATCAAATAAATGTAGAGGTATAGCATCGGGTGGTGTTGGATTTAGTTGGTCGAATGCACCTAGTGCAGGTGGCGCATCTTTATCTAATGAAATTTCTTTTGGAAACTGTGTTATTTCTAGTGGCAATAATGGTAATGGTGGTTTTACATATACAGAATTAACAGGCACTACACATCTACGAGCATACTTTGATCCACAAGATCAAGACAGTCATCCATTTGTACACAGAATCAAACATAATAGCAAAAGACCAGTTGCAGGTGGGATGTATCCAAGAGTGAATAGTGCTGTAGGTCGTCATCGCATGGACCTACCTGATATGACATAAATAAAAATACTTGTTATATTTTGATGGATAATACACAATTGCGAGCTGAATTTGAAAAACAGTTTGCTGATTACGATCTTAAAATTAGGCGAGGTGAGGAAGAACTTGTCAAGTTGCGTGAATATCGCACTAAACTAGAAGGCGGGTTAGAAGCACTTAACATACTAGAAAAGGGTACAGATGGCAGCGATACCAGTCAACATACTGATTGATAAAGGAGCAGACTTTGCAGTCACCTTTTTCATCACTAATAAAGACGGAACCCCGCTAAACATGTCAGGGTACACTGGTTCTGCTGTGATGAAGAAAAGTTATTCTGCATCAACTTCGGTTCCATTTACTTTAGATTTTGTCAACAGAACTACAGGAGAAATTGCTCTCACATTAACAGATACTGAAACTCTAGCATTGGATCGTAGAAGATATGTCTATGACATTATTCTCATTGATCCAAATGATTACAAAACTAGAGTGATTATGGGTAATGCAGAAGTAAGTCCTGGAGTTTCCTGATGGCACAGTATAACGTCAGGGTTGGAAACAATGCATATCGTGTTGGCAAGCAATTACCAGCACAGCATAAGCTTGACGTAAACTACCAAATTCCATCGAAGTCAGTACAGAATTCTAATCTTCTGATTGAATCACTGGCATCTCAATTTGATGGAACTCAAGATACATTCAATCTAATCGTCAATGGAGAAGCATATACTCCATTAAACGAAGAACAGATAATGATTTCTGTAGGTGATGTTGTTTTATCACCTGGAGTTGATTACATTGTTTCCAACGATCAGATTGTTTTCAGTACACCACCAACTGCAGGTGTACAGTTCTTTGGAGTGGCATATGCTACTACAGCAGATCTAACCAGAACTCTTAACTATGTCATAGACAGTGGTTCCTTTCCTATGGGGAATGGTCCTAAAGGAACCATGACAGTTGACGTTACTGGAATCATTGAGTCCTGGACTATCCTTGCTGATAGCGAAGGAAACATTGAAGTTGATATTGAAAAATGTAGTTTTTCTGACTTCCCCAATTTTCAATCTATTTGTGGTACTGAACGTCCCACATTAGGAATCATAAATAATAGCACGGCTAGAAAAAATAAAGATGACAGCCTGTCTACCTGGAACACTACCGTGAATGCAGGAGATATTTTTCAATTCAAAGTGAATTATTCGATCAACATCTCACGATGCATGGTCTCATTGAAATTGAAACTATAAATAGTATACGATATAAATAACAATAAATCGAGAGATAAACACGGAGAGTTTACATGGCACTGCTAGTAACCGACAACGGTGAAATTGATTCTCTACGTAATCTACTGAATTACAATCAGGAGATTCCTAGAAACTTAATTCTGAAGTTGTTCACAACAAATACATATCCAGCTGAAAGCGACACCCCTTCGCAGACAAGATATTACGAGCCCTACACCAACAACAATACGTTGGGTTATGGTTCTGGACCCACCACAGGGTATCATCAAGTTGAAAATAATAGAACTGATCAGGATTATTCTAACCAGTATGGAATTCTGCTGAACGGAACTCGTTGGACAATCGAGACCCTACAAGCTGCTGCAGTTGCTGCTGTCGCTGGTTCTGGTACTACTGACGAGTACACAGTCACCGTTGCTTCAAATACTGGTATTAAAAAAGGCGACTACGTAACTGGCGGCGACGTTGGTACTGGTGCATATGTCGTCGATATCGACGGTCTAACTCTCCTATTGAGCGTCAAGAACACTGGTACATTCTCCAACCAAAACCTAGATTTTGGTGCTGGCAGAACGACTGCTTCTTACCCCGAGCAAACCTTCACGTTTGATGGTGCTGCTGGTGATGTTTATGGTTACATGCTTGTTCGTGCTAACAACATGCCTACCACCATTCACGGTGTTCTCGATGCAGGCACTGCAGCCGCTGGAACAACTATCAGTAAGACTGGTATCCGTGGTACTATCGGCAATGACTATTTCGTTCTTGCTGCTGTTTCTAACACCACTACCATCACTGGTACTTCTGGTGAGTTCTCCGTAACTGTTGGTTCTACTGCAGGTCTTGCAGTTGGTCAGAGACTAACTGGTACTGGTATTGCTACTGGCGCAAGAATTGCTGGTATCGCAGGAACCACTGTTTATCTAGACAAGGCACTCACTGGTGCTGCTTCTGGTAACGGTGTATTCCAAGCAGAAGTCGGTGAAGATCTAACTGTCGGCATGTCAGTCTCACAGACTGGTACTGCTGGTGTTGTTGGCGGTGCTCCTAATGGCATCGACGCTGCAACTATCATCACTGGTATCGATCATCAGGTATACGTTGATGGTTCTTTGACAGACGGAACAGTCACTGTTTATCTGAACAACGCACTGATTGATAACATTCAGCCGTCTAACAGCAATGACGAAGTTGAATTTGACTTCAGTAAGGTAACTGCAACTGGTCACGGTCTCGTCAAAGGCGATGCCGTCTATATCGACCAGGGTACTGGTAACAGCACCACAACTGCTAGCACCTACACCGTATTCGATGTAATTGATGCTAACACCTTCACTACAACCAAGGCACTAAACGGCACTGGTTCACTAACTCTTTACAGCGCAATCTTCTTCGCTGAAAGATTCACGAATGGTCCATACGCGATTCAAAATGCTGGTGACCAAATCAAAGTCACCCTGAACGTCAGCCTCGACTGATATACTCAAATTGGGTTCTACATTATGGGGGGATTGCTTCACTGGCGATCCCCCTATTTTTTTAACTTGTCTGTAGTTTATGGTATTCTCCTACGCTGGTACTGGAAGAATGCCCCAGTTTGTTGCTTATGAAGCACTGGGGGTAATTTCTTACAGCTATACAGCGTCGGTACTAAACGAGTTTATTAAATTAGATTTTGGTTCAATAGGTCTAGCATACTGGGTAATTGCAGACCATGCAAACAAAATCATTCAAGACTATAAAGATGATCAAATAATCAACCTGACAGAAGACGGCGGAGTCGTCAGTCAATTTGATTATGGTAGCATTTTAGAAGTAGAGGCAGTAGCACAAGACGATTGGGGTCTTGTTACCGATACTTCAAACATCGAGACGATGGGAAGAACACACTTCCATTCTCTCACTACATGGTCTGTTATCAAGACGTGGGTTGGTTCTGGAACCGTCTGGGAGTTCGGAGGATCTACTTACAGACTGGATGCCCCATGGATCGGTTCGGGTACGCTGCGAGTATCCAGCACTGCCAACACTCATTATGTACCTGCGATTGCTACGGAGGGACTACTACCCCTTCGTAGTGACACTAAAATTGCGTATGCTCCTAACTGGAATGTATTCGGCACCTTATTCAGCGGTAGCTTTGCTGGTGAGGCGGTCGTTAAGGTATTCCCAGAGGATCCCGATTATACACGCATTGCACCTATTTACGTAAGTGCTGCAGAACTTCACAGCACGTACAACCCAGTATATCGTGCTACAGAATTTATTCCAGCGAGTGGAACTGGTACGGGAAGGGAAGGCGGATTTGCTATTGGACCTCATGTTAGATTCGGTACAATAAATGATCCCGATCTGGATGATGGTTTCAGTGATGAGAGAAGAGTTAGATATTATGATGTAGATCTCACTAATGTTGTTAGACTTCACTTCCACATCATCAAGGGAAGTGGAAGCAATGGTGGAGAACAACCCGACAATGGCGAAGATCTTCTCATAGAGGTTCATAAAGCAGATTCCAACCAAAGTATTCTCACTAGGATTTCTTATGGTGGGAATACTAGTGACCACACTCTTACAACCAAAACTTTTAATCTCGAACCAAATTATACAGACTACCAAACTGCTGGTGCAGATATAAAAGTATCGCAGCGAAATTGGACTGGTACATATCAATTCGATCATTATGGTCTCGCAGGAATAACATTTGACACCAGAGTCGGTGTTGGAGATCAACGCAATGATCTATTCAATGTTGGTGGTAATGCTAGTGTCAGCTTCAGACCCAACTGGGTTGGTTCTGGTGTCCTATTCAGCTTCAGCACTACAGATATTTCTAGAACGTTCGACTACGTTGGTAGTGGAACACTATTCGGACTGTCGTCTCTAGACGAAGCAGTTACCTGGGATTACAACAATTCCAGCATCGATTTCTTTACCTATGAGAACTTTGGATCGGTTGCAGAATCACCAATTGATTCGATTACGATCCAATCGATTGCTAATGATACAATCCAAAGTCGTGCAAACGAAAGGATTATTGATCTAGTTGTATCTGGATCTGTTTCTGGTGCATTCCTAGACTTCGGTACTATTCTCACTGACGGTGAGCAGACTCCCTCTACTGTCGGACTCGACTGGGGTCAGATTCTTACCAATCAGACAGATTATCCATTCGGTCTGTTCCCAATCGGTGGTACTGCCAAGCAAGTATTCACTCCCAACTTTATTGGTTCAGGTGTACTGTTCTCGTTTGGGGAAGGTATTGGTAGAACCAAACCAAGATGGATTGCCTATGTTCAGATTGGAATCTCTGGTGTTGCGAAGACAAACTTCAGTCTTCTCCACAAAGGTTCAGGCAATCTATTCAGCTTCAACAACGGCGAAGATCGCAGAGCATATGTATACAGAGGTTCAGGTGCCCTCTATGCCATCTCTGGTGCTTCCGAATCGGTTGGTGCTGACTATCCTGACTCTACAGCGTTGCTGCCTATTGCAGGCGTTGCTGGGGTCAGCTTCACACCTAACTGGAATGGTACAGGTGTTGCAACTCTTACAGGTGCATCAGTCGAGAGACAGACTGATCACTATCAAGGTTCTGGAACTCTATTCAACTTCGAGACTGCTAACGAGGCAGTTGCATATCACTACAGCAGCACATCTAATGCGATATTCAACTATCGCAATTATGGATCGGTCGCTGATACACCGATCAATTCTATTACGATCCAGTCTATTGCTAATGAGACTATTGAGAGTCGTAAAGACGAACGAATTATTGATCTAATTGTTGCTGGATCTAGTGTCGGTCAGTTCCTAGATTCTGGTTTCATTCTCCTCAATGGCGAGGATTCTCCAGAAACTGTCAGAGAAGATTATGGTTCCATCATGGAATCTATTTCCCGTTATGCAATGGGAGACTTCTTGTTTGAGGGCGAAGCAGCATCTGCTCGAACACGTACTCATATTGGAACTGGTAGTCTATTTGCATTCGTTGAAGGTCGTGGTAGAACCAAACCAAGATGGATTGCTAATATCCAAATTGAAGTTAGTGGTAAAGGTGATACACCTCGTGCAAGAAGCTTTGTTGGAGAAGGCGTACTATTCAACCTCAACAATGCAGAAGACAGGAGAGCATATGCATACAATGGTTCTGGTGCCCTCTATGCCATCTCTGGTGCTTCTGAATCGGTTGGTGCTGACTATCCTGACTCTACAGCGTTACTACCCCTTACAGGCGCTGCTAGGGTCAGCTTCACGCCTAACTGGAATGGTAGTGGTATTGCCACTCTCACGGGTACATTAGTTGAGAGACAGACCGATCATTATAAAGGATCTGGAACTCTATTCAACTTCGAGACTGCTGACGAGGCAGTTGCGTATCATTACAGTAGTACATCCAATGATATCTTTGAATATCGTAACTACGGTTCCGTTGCAGATACTCCAATTGAATCTATTACGATTCAATCTATTGCTAATGAAACAATTGAGAGTCGCAAGGACGACAGAATTATTGATCTAGTAGAAAGTGGTTCTACTTCTGGATCTTATCTGAATTACGGATTCATTCTTCTCGATGGCGAAGATGCTCCCGAGACTGTTAGAGAAGATTATGGTTCCATCATGGAATCCATCTCCCGCTATGCGATGGGAGACTTCCTGGTTGAAGGTGAAGCAGCAACATCCAGAACACGTACTCATATTGGTTCTGGTGACATCAAGATTAATGTCGCTACTATCGTCAGCGTTCCACCCAAGTGGACTTCTGATATATTCATCGATGTTACTGGCGAGGTTGCAGATAGCGTCACCAAGACATTCAATGGTTCTGGTGATCTATTCAACTTCGTATCCTCTGACGAGAGACGCGCCTTTGGATATCAATCCACTGGAACTCTATATGCAGTTAACGGTGCTGCTGAAGTCTTTGGTGCTAACCCACCAGATATTACAACAAATCTACAAGTCAGTGGATCTGCATCTGTTGCATTCGTTCCTAACTGGAATGGATCTGGTGACATATCCATCTTCGGTCAACTGGTCGAACGTGCAGCAGTCAATCCTCCTGCTCGTGGAAATCTGTTCGGATTCTCCAACGCTGACGATAGAAGAACATACAGCTATAACCAATCTTCTACCGATCTCTACGTTGATGTAGATTACGGATTTGTTGCTTCGCCTGTCATTGATTCTTGGGTCATTGCTAACCATGCATCCAAAGTCATTGAAGACTACAAGGATGACAAACTCTTTGATCTGGTCGAGAGTGGTGGTGGAGACTTCATTGATTATGGATTCATCGAGACTGCTAATCTCGCTGGTCTTCCTGGTGCAAACAATCTTCCAGATGCAACAGAAGATTATGGCACAATCATCGATCCTCAATACGAGAGATCGATCTACCCAATGGGTCATCTGTTCAAGTTCTCTGGACTTTCAGGTGGAGTCAAGGTTGTCATCAATCTGCGTCATATCGCAGTTCTTACCAAACCAACTCTCAAACTTGGTGGCGAAGCTGCAATTCGTCTTCCCAACGTCCACAGTGGAAGTGGTGTTCTATTCAACACTGGTGGTGCAGCAGAATCTGCAACATTCAGTCCAGACGATCTTACTGGTCTATTCGACTTTGTTGGATTCGCTGCAACAAGTTATACCCCCAATTTCAATGGTGGTGGCACCATCAGATTGGATGGTCGAGCATCTTCTGCAGTTGCATTCGCAGGATTCCAAGAGAACACTATCGTTCTACGTGGCATTGCTGGTCAGAAATACTTACCATCCTACGCTGGATCTGGATTTATCTCTACGTTGTCAGGAGCTGCAGAAGCAGTTACTGCAAGTCCAGATGATCTATTCGGTCTGTTTGACTTTGTTGGAACAGCAGCAGAGAAAGCAACTGCAGCATACGATGGATCTGGTTCACTGTTTGGACTATCTGGTGCAGTCGAAGCAGTTGCTGTTGCAGAGGAGAAGAGAAATCTTATCAAGGTCAGCGGCAACGCTGCCGAGAGATTCATCCCGAACTTCAATGGTTCTGGTTCACTCTCTGTTCTTATCGGCGCTGCAGAATCCAGAACAGCAAGTCCAGATCCATTCTTTACTCTGTTCGACTTTACTGGTCGTGGATCAGTCAGGGCAACGATTGCATACTCTGGATTTGCTCTTCTTTCTGTATCTGGAACAACCGAACCAGAGATCCTCACGTTTGCAGAGCAACCATTTGGTACTGCAACAATCTCTGGTCAGGGTGGAGAAAGATTTGTTCCCAGTTATGTTGGTTTTGGTCGAATCGCAGCACTGTCTGGTGCAGCAGAATCCCTTACTGTCAATCCTCTGGAGAGACAACTTCTGTTCTCCATGGGTGGAGTTGCAGGAGAAAGATTTGCTGCAGCACCTCAAGTCAAAGGAACAGAGATCAAGCTTCAGGGCGAGATTGCTACTCCTCTACGTACATTTGCAGAACAACCATTCGGGGTTGTTCCTGTCAGTGGTATTGCAGACGAAAGATTTGTCGATGTATATGGTGGATTCGGTACTCTGTTCTCTGGAGGATTCACTTCAGAATCCATCACATTCAAGATTCCTCCAGTCAGAGAAGGAGACATTCTCTTCCGTGGATCTGCAGTCGAAGCAACTGGATTCAATCCTCCAGATATTACAACACATATTATTCTCTCTGGAGAAGGTGTTGTTCCTCTACGTACATTTGCAGAACAACCAACAGTTCGCATCGCTACTCGTGGCACAGCAGTCGAAAGACAAACCGATGCATATCTCGGAACTGGTGCCATCTTCTCCAATGGATTCACTTCCGAGTCTATTACCAAGAGACTTCCAGAGTTCACCGCTCATCTCAATGTTACTGGTCTTGCGGAAGAGAAAGCAACATTCAGAGAGATCTTCTTTGGTTCCCTCTTCAAGTTCAGAGGATCTGCAGGTCGCGCACTCCTCACCTTTGCAGAGCAACCACAGACTCTATCCAAGATTAGTGGTGTTGCTGCTACTACAAGAGCAAGAGACTTTATTGGCGATGGCAACATTGCAACTCTTTCTGGTGCTGCAGAAGCAGCTACCTTCAATCCTCTGGAAAGAGATCTACTCTTCGATGTTACAGGCATCGCTACAGAGAGAAGAACCAATTCGTTTGTTGGTACTGGTCAGATCAGAATCTACCCAGAAGCGGCAGATATCAGGTTCACTCCGAACTGGAATGTCGAAGGTGTCATTCCTGTCAGTGGTACTGCAGTCGAGCGTGTCGCAAGAGACGAGGTTGTACGTGTCCTCATCGGTACATTCTCTGGTGCTGCCGAGTCTGTTACGTTCAACCCACTGGAGAAAGATGCACTCTTCTCCTTCACTGGTCGTGCAACAATTGCTTCTGCAGTATCGGAAGTCAAGAGAGTCGAACTGGCACTATTTGCAGAACCAGTTACAGTTCATGTTGTCGCTGTTCCTCCTGCAGGAGAAGGTACTGCAACTATCAGTGGTGTTGGCGTCGAAAGATCTGCAAGAGACTACATCGGTCAGATCCACATTGGTACATTCTCTGGTGCAGCAGAATCCTTTACTGTCAATCCTCTGGAGAGACAGCTTCTATTCTCTGCAACTGGTATTGCAACCTTACGTTCTACTCGTGCTTACGTTGGAACTGGTTCTCTATTCGCACTCAACGGTGCAGCAGAATCCAGAGCAGTCGCACCACCAGCAGAGGGTCTATACGATATTGTTGGCGAAGCGAACATTGTCATCACCCTCTCTCATGTTGGCGAAGGCAACCTATTCAGTTTCGTTACAAGCGAAGAAAAAGTTGCATACGATTATGTTGGAGAACAAGTTCTCTTCACCCTTTCTGGAGAAGCAACCGAAAGAATTGCCAATGCAGAAACTTTCTTTGGTTCTATCTTCTCGTTCTCTGGAGCAGCAGAAAGAGTTGCCTATGTACCAAGTCTGCTTGCAGATGTCAATCTGTCTGGTGTTGCTGCTACCCCAAGAGCAAGAACATTTACTGGATCTGGAGATCTATATGCATTCGAGAGTGCAGCAGAATCCAGAACAATTACTTACGAGAACGTCGCAATCTTCGACTTCCTCGGTCAGGTCAAGCCTG